TATTTTTATTAACAAATAAATACATGAAATACATATCAAATAACAACACTACTATACCTTTAACACCCTATCCTCCCTTATAGGTTTAATCACCTCGTACCTCGGTTCTTATTTATATAAAGAACAAAGTACATAGAATGCTGTACCAAGTACAACTGCACTTAGCAGCATCTTTAACATCAAATCTTCAGGTTTTTCCACTTCTTTTCCTCCTCTATAGGGTTTAAGTATTGGCTTATGAATCAGAGAAGATATAGATATCACCTCGTTACACTCGGTTCTCTTCTACACCATTTCTCTTCATCAAGTGACAGGTTAGATTGTAGACTAGATACCAGGGAATGACCTAGTATCAGTCTGAGTTCTAATGATAAACTCTACAAGCCACCTAAATTAATAGATGGCTCAGAGAACTTACTTAGCTGGTTTAGCAGCTTCCATAATCTCTTCAGCTACTTCCTCTGGTGTAGTAGCATCTTCCCACAACTCATCTAGTTTATCACAAGCAAGGTTAGCATGTCTGGCACCAGTAGACGAACCTGAACGGTACGAACCACTGATTCCTCTTGCTCCTGCTCTACGTGCTAGTTGCCCAGAACCTGAAACTACATAACCTACAGCAAATAGGGATAAGCCTATTACGTCTGCTACATCTTTTGAGGGTGCGTGTGATGGTGTGTTTGTTGTGTTATTATTTTCCATAATAACTCCTTTCTAGTTGTTCAGGGTTTCGCCTGTTGTGTTCATAGACACAGTAGAACCACCTAATGAAAGGTAGCTCTATCTATCTACTTGCTTGGTGCTACTGTGACTGCTATCTTAACAGTACGAGTAGAACCAGCAGCTGTGTATACTGATGGACTCATGTTGTCCTCCTTGTTTGGGCTTACATCTATGTATAATACATGACTGCCAGGAGAGAGGAGCACACACACGCAGAGAGGAGAGAGAACCATGAGTGTGGTGAGCACAGAGACACAGGCACAGAGGAGAGAGAGAAGGAGGAAAGGAATGGGTCCCCTACGAGCTTACACCGGGGGTACCCTTGGCTACCACCTCTCTAACCCTCTATACTACAGTTGTAAGTAGATAATAAAAATACCTTTATGGCTTTTGGTTTTCTACAGTTATAGGTAAAACTAAAAATTCCTCTTATGGTTTTAACTGCTGCTATAGGTATTTTAAAAAATCTCTCTATTGGCTTTTGGTTTTCTATATTTATATTTATTTTTGATACAATAATGAATATTATTATTAAGGAACCAAGATGAGTAATGTATCTATAAGCAGCAAGAGACCAAGAAATAAGAAGAAAGAAAAATCAGCATTTGAAAAGACAGTTAATATTAAAAAAATAAAAGCAAATAAAGATAAACAGACAGCAGACATAATGCTAAAACTAGGTAAGGGTTCAGTAAGAGTGAAAGCCTCCAAAAGAAAAGGTGATTCCCCTGAAGTAAAAAGGGTAAGTGGAAAATATAAAATAGATGACAGGTCCTCTATTTCAGCATCTCATACTCCAAGAGGAGGACTATATGGAGGTCCTGTTTCAAGAGTGAATTACAAATGGAAATTCTAATTTAATTCCATATAAGGAAATCGCACTTCGTGCTCAAGAACCAAGAACGAACATGTAGGAGTAAAAAATAATAATAATATACCCCTATAATATCTCCGTTTGGTAGTGGGCAGGTTTTCGAAGCTCGTTAGCCGAATCCCCGAAGGGGTTCGGGTAGAGCTGAGAAGTTCTGTCAACGGACAAACATTGCATTAAAAATAAATTGAAAAAATAAATTGTATATATATTATATTACAAAAAATGCGGACCCACTTACAAAGCACGGCGTAGTCGACGTTTGCGTGTTTCCATTGTTGTCTCATTTAAGCAACATATTGACCAAATGTTGGTATAATGTTGCAACAAATGACAAAAAAAGGACAACAACTTGGAAGCAATATACGACAAAAATGGAAGACCATTAAAAGAAATACGAAGTTCATTTAGGATGCCAGTAAAAGGTTCAAGGATGATATATGTAAGAAGTATATGTAAAAGCAAACAGAACGACGATGCTAAAGAATGGAACAGAAGTGTTGGTGACTTAGTGGTTCAATTAAACCAATCACAAATAATATTATTTTTTATGTTATCGGAACATTGTGATGATTTTAATGTATTGCAGGGAAAAGTATCAGATATAGTTTCAAAGTTTGGAGAAAAAGATAGACACACTGTTTCTAGAATGAAGCACGCACTTATAAAAGCAAAAGCAATTATTGAATATAATAATGGAATAATGTTGAATCCATTTGCTATATTGCCAGTATATAATCCAAAGAACCCAGAAGGACAATTTAAAGCACAACAGCTATGGAGACATATAAACTATGATACAGATGCTCACTTTGATGGAATATATGAATATATTTCAATGTTATTTCCAATAAAATAAAAGGAACTAGAATGAAAGAATATACAGAAGAAGAAAAGGCATATATAAGTAATGATGGTGAGTATAGAGTGATATATAGAGAATTAATGAATGAAAGTTATATCCCTACACGATTATACCTTAAAGAGTTAAATGAAAAAACAGAAATAAGAATTGGAAATATAAAAGCAAACTATTATACCATTGTTATTCCATATTGTATAAATTACGAGCAAGCATATGCTCTTTTAAATAAAATAATAAAACTAAATGGAATAAATAAAACAGAAATAAAAGAATTATCTGAAAGAATAGAATTAAATACAAAACAAGGAAGATAAACAATGGACACACAAGAAGGATATAGATTAGATGACGCAAAGTATTTTTTACAAGTTATTAAGTATAAGGAGTTGGTTCTTAAGAAATAAAAGTATATAATCATTCTTGACATATCATATTACACCCTCTACCCCCTTTCTTGTGTGTGTGATAAATATTTAAGACATAATACCTCCTTTCAATTATGATTTTCTACTTAATATGATATGTCACTAATCAAAAAAACTTAAACATCTATTAAACTTTATGGTATACTTTTCCTATAAAACACATTATGGGAGTAAAATATGGTGCAAATAGACGTAGTAAAACGCATGATGCCAAAAGAAAGTAGGAGAAACATCACTCAAACAATGGTTGATAATATAAATAACCTTACTTCGATAGATGGAGAAGAGTTCTCAAATATATATAGAGAGAACTTTGTAGACTATTTATCTGTACTTTCTTCTGGTGAATTCAAAATTAAAGATTATATGAATGCAGTAAGATATGTTTCGTATAAACTTATGGAAAACAACAACATTGATGCTTATGCTCTTACTTTTCCTGATAGATATGATAATCTCTTACGTAAGTATAGTTCTGTCGGAGACGAAAAAGAGATTAGAGAGAAGAAAATAGGCTCTTATGCTTCAATATACAACAAAAACAAACTCGTAAACAAAATCCTTGACCAAACTATGATTCCAAATCACATTATTAATGCTCCTGTCTATCAAAAAGCAATAAATCAACAGGCACACCTTATGATGAACTCAAAATCTGATATGGTAAAGATGCAAGCTGCAAATTCATTGCTTACTCATCTTAAGCCACCGGAAGCAGTTAAAATGGAACTTGATATAGGGTTTAAAAAGGATGATGTGATAGAAGATTATCAAAAGGCTATGGCTATGATGGTTCAGAAACAAAAAGAACTTATAGCTTCAGGTGCAAGTGTAAAAGAAATTGCAAATGCTAAAATAAATGTAAATGATGGCAATGTCATCGAAGGAGAAATAGAATAATGTTAGGTGTAATTTTTAAATATGAAGACGATACTGTAAAGCTGTTTGATTTATCAAAAGGAAGACCCCATGGTGTAAAAATCAATGGAAATATGAGACCATATGAAGGATTTGTCTTTGAATTCGGTGAAAGTAACCTTGTTCCAGATGACAAGTTGATGGTTTATGTAAATATACAGAAAAAAATAGATAAAGACGGATTTTTAGTCCTTGAAGATGGACTTGAAGAGAAATTCGCAGCAATGGAGTAACAATGTCAGTAGCAAACATAAGAGAAATCAAAAAACAGGAAAAAAGAACCGTTGAACAGTGGTTAAATACCACAGACTATGAGTTCAAGGGATACATGCCTTCAGATGAAGCTCTTATGTTTGTAAACTTCATTAAAGAAGTAAATGACGGCTCAGAAGAAAACGAAACACCACTTGTCCACCTTGTAATGATGGATGGTGTATTCAATGGAAAAAGAAGATGTGCAATTCTTTGCCATCGTGGTATCGGTAAAACATCATTGTTTGCAGAGTATTTAATATTATTTATTGCAGCCTTTGGATACTTTCCTGGATTTGGAAAGATGAACCTTATGCTGTATGTTACGGACTCTATTGAAAATGGTGTTAAAAACCTTAGAAGAAATGTTGAGTTTAGATATGCCAACTCTGATTTTCTACAAAAGCTTATTCCGAACAGAAAGATAACCTTAGGTGGAAAAGATAAAGAAGGTTTTAAAATTAATGGGATTTCCGTAGATGATTATGATAATGATGTAGGTGGTATAAAATTTACAGATATTCGTCTTGAGTTTCAAAATAAGAATGGACATACTCTTGTAGTTAAGGGGTATGGAGCTAAAACAGGAGTTAGGGGTTCTAAAGAGCTTGGACAAAGACCTACAATTGCAATACTTGATGACTTGGTAAGTGACGAAGATGCCCGGTCAGACACAGTTATTTCATCTATAGAAAATACTGTTTATAAGGCTGTCTCAAAAGCAATGCATCCTAAAAAACAGAAGCTGGTATGGCTTGGAACCCCATTTAATGCTAAAGACCCATTATATAAAGCAGTTGAATCAGGTGCATGGCATGTATCAGTATTTCCAATTGCAGAAAAGTTTCCAGTTCCTGAGTCAGAGTTCATGGGTTCATGGGAAGATAGATTTGATTATGAATATGTGAATGCAGAATATAAAGAATCTATAGCTGTTGGATTGCCAGAAGCTTTTAACCAAGAGTTAATGTTGAGAATTATGTCTGATGAAGACAGGCTGGTTCAGGATGATGATATTGTATGGTTTAAAAGACAGGATGTTCTTAAAAATAAAGAAAACTATAACTTCTACATCACAACAGACTTTGCAACCTCAGAAAAAGAAAGTGCTGACTTTTCTGTTATATCTGTATGGGCATATAATAATAATGGAGATTGGCTGTATGTTGATGGCACAGTAAAGAGACAATTAATGAACTCAAACGTTGATGATGTGTTTCGTTTTGTAACAATGTATAAACCTTTAGGTGTTGGTATTGAAATATCCGGACAACAGGGTGGATTTATTGAATGGATAAAAGGTGAAATGATAACACGAAACATTTTTTTTAATTTATCAAGAGATAAAGAGACTTCAGGGAAGGGAACCAAGGACGGTCTTAGACCAACAACCAATAAAATGGTAAGGTTTATGGCTATGGTCCCTCTATTTAAAATGAAAAAGATATGGTTCCCTGAAGAGATGAAAGAAAGCATACAAATAAAAGAAGCAATGGATGAATTAAGAAATGCCTCACATGGTGCTTTCAGGTCAAGACATGATGACTTTATTGATACTATATCAATGCTTGGACAGATTGAAGCATTTAAACCAAGCGTGACAGACCAGTTGGCTTATAATGATACAAGTAACATATGGGAGGCGACTTTTGACGATGAAGACCAATATGTTTCTTCTTATGTTTTTTAGAGTACAATAACACATTAAATATATTAGGAGTCATTCAATATGCAAACTAATCTGGACTTTTCCGTACTAAGAAGCGATATTGCGACTCTTGATAAAAGACTGGCTTCTTATACTGACGCACAGTTAAATAAAATCATAGACGATGGTTTATCTGAACTGTGTTCAGTAATGACACCATTCAGTTCTGTAGAAATAGTTGATGTTTCTGACCAGGAATGTGAAGTTATAGATATTGAACTCAGCAAATGGGTTCTTGATGTATATGACCTTTATTTGACGGAAGATATAACAATTTTTCCTGTCAAGAATGATGTTACTGTTATAAGAGATACAAAACAGGTATTCAGAGACCAGATAAATGTTGGCTTGGTTCATGTTGACATGGATGAAAGAGAACAAGGATATGATTATCTTGTTGTAAAATATTTCTATTTACCAACACACGAATCCACAAATGTAAAAATAACCCCACAACTTTTAAGAGTATTAGACTATGCCGTTGCAGTAGCTGCTTATGACAGATTGCATGATGTAGAACGCTCAGAACAAAAAAGAGCAGGAATGAAGAGGCTTGCACTTAGCACTATTTATAATCTTCCAGAAGATTTTGATTATGATAAAGATTCAATGTTTCCATCAGGAGTATAAATGTTCACCGTAACAACTGACTTTACTATTGGATGTGATGATACAGACGAAACAAGTGGATTTGATAGTGAGTGCCAAGGTCTTACAGAAACAGGCAACTCAAGTGAAAGCTGCTCATCACTGACAGAAACAGATGGATTTATTCTTTGTGATTCTACAAGTACATTTTGCTCATCTGTGATAAAGCCTACATTTGTTCTTGGATGTACTCAACAACTATAAAAGATATGGAGAAATAATATGGCAGAAGTAACATGTGGAGTTAGCACTGGTTCTGATTTAGTAGATGCTGTAAATGAAAATACAACAAAGCTTGAATCAATAAGTATTGGTCAACTTGAGGCAAACAATGCAAAACTGGCAACAATTGAATCAAATGCAACTCAAGACCAAACAAAAGAAGAAATTGAAGCACTAGGGCTAGATGCATCAGAAATAATCACGGACTCTACACATAATTTCGTTACTGATGCTGAAAAATCAAGTTGGAATGCCGGTTCCAGTTTAGAGTTAGGTGAAACAGATACTACTGCATATCGTGGAGATAGAGGACTTGCTGCATATACACATGCAACCGTTACTGCACATGCAGATGTAAATGCTGCCATTATTGGGACTACAGACTCTACAGCACATAGAGGAGACCACGGTGTAACTGCATATACTCATGCAGGAACAGCACATGCTCCATCTAATGCAGAACCAAATGATGGAGATACAACCCTTGAAGGGAACACCTTTAACGGTAATGAGCAACTTGTTAAAACAAATGGCACAGGACAACTGCCTGCTATAGATGGCTCTTTACTTACAGATATGGCTGCGAATACAGAACTTACTACAGCATATACCTCAACAGTTGTTACTATAGAAAGTGATACCGGAACAGATGCAGCTATAGCTTCAGCAGACGGAACCAATGCTGGTGTTCTTACTTCAGCAGACTGGGTATTGTTTACAGCAAAAGCTGCTACGGCATCACCTACATTTACTGGTATTCCATTAGCTCCCACAGCGGCAGGTTCAACAAGTACAACACAGTTGGCTACAACAGCCTTTGTTATGACAGAAGTTGGAGCAGCAGGAGGATATACAGGATGGACAATTTCCGATAATGAGGTGTCTCCAAGTAGTGAAAGTGTAACTAATGGAGATACTGTAAAATTTGGAGGTTCAGGAGCAACAACAGTTACATATAATACTGGAACAAACGTAATGACAATAGCATCTACAGACACTACCTATGCTGATGTAACAGCGACAACAGGAGGAGTATTGACTGATGCACAGGCAGTGCAATTTGATACCAATTCAGATAAAGTTTCATATCCAGGTTCGGCAGATACTACGGAATTAAATATCCTTGATGGAGCTACTCTCACAACAACCGAACTGAACTATGTTGATGGAGTAACAAGTAGTATACAGGACCAATTTGATAATATACCAGATGCAAATGATTATGTAACAATTGCTACAGAGCAAGATATTACAGCAATAAAAACCTTTACAGCATTCCCTCTCACTCCATCATCTTCTCCAACCACAGATTATCAGGTTGTAAATAAAAAATATATAGATGATTTGTTTATTGAAGATAACTTCAGAGTAAAAGATGCTGGAGACAATACGGCTATGCTTGCTTTCGATACAGGAAACATATCAACAGCTACAACAAGAACCATAACTGTTCCAGATGCAAATATTACAGTTGCAGCACTCAATGTTGCTCAAACATTTACTGAGCCACAAAGAGGAGCTATTGGTGCAGGGGATAACTCAATTGCATTTAATGATAGCAATAATTTCTCATTTACCGCAACAGCAGCAAACATTACAGTGACAAATCAAACAGCAGGACAAAGTGGTACGCTTGTTATTGCTTCGGCAGACAATATAACAGGATGGGGTTCTGAGTTTAATTGGGGAAGTCAGTCTGAACCAACAGGATTAACAGGAACTGAAATATTTGGATACTTTATATATGGAGCATCTGGAGCCAATAGTATCGTAATAGGTAGAGTATAATGTTTGGAAATATGTTAATGACTACACCACAAGAGGAAGAAGGGATAAATTTAACAGAAGGGTTATTAGCTCATTATGTCTTAGATGGTGATGCAATTGATGAAACTGGAAATTATAATGGAACTGAATACAATGGGGCTACATATATTTCTGCCGGACCATATGACTCCATAGCTTATCTTGATGGATATAATGACTATATAAAGTCAGATATAGAAACCTCTTCTGAAGTGATATTGTTTACAGCAGTTTTATATAACTCTGGAGAAGGAGACAGTAATCCAACAATAATGATGTTAGAAGATATGTTTGAGCTGTATTTAAATATAAGTAATAAAATTACTATGTATTCTGAGTGGGATGGTCAAACACTTTTTAATTATACCCTTCCAGAGGACACACTTGTACACATAGGTGTACTCATTAAAGACGATGACGTTAAATTATATATTGATGGGCTTCATGAAGAAACTGAAGTTTTTGGAATAAGCTCTGGAATGACATCAACAAGCTTTATGATTGGTGGAGAAGAATCAACTTACAATCTCGCTGGACTATTTAGACATGTTAGGATTTATACTGAAGAGAAATCAGATGAATTTATGTTAGCGATATATAACAATGATATAGCCGCATAGGAGAAAAAATGAAACTATATAATTCAAGAACCAAAAAAACAGAAGAACATAAGTTTGTTATGATAGATGATTTAAAATATTTTGTAGAAACAACTTCAAATAGGAAACTTAATTCTATAGACCTGTATCGAATAAGCAGAGATACTCAACCAAATAAGAGATACTATGAATCTAAAGAGATAAAAGAGTTAAGAGGTGATGGATATAGAATAACACATGAGTCTAAAGAAAGAAATGTTGCAATAGTTCAATCATTAATGATTCATGATTTAAAAGCAATACACAATCAATATGAACTACAGTTAGAAATTGACACAGGTTCTGGAATTATAAAAGTAAAAGACCAAGACATAAACGTGTTGGTCCAAAGAATAAAAAACAACAAACTAGAAATAAGAGATAAGAAATTTAAAAAAATAAAGCTCAATAAAAGTCAAATGGAAAAACTTATATCTGACATATTAGATAAAAAAATAAATCTACTTGATAAAAGAGATAAGAAGCTTGATGAAATAATGGCATTAACATCTATAGATGAATGCATCTTATATGAAAAGAGTCCATACAGTGATAATAATACTGTAAAATACAGAAATAAAGTAAAAGATTGGTCGCAGTAAAGACCTGATATACTAACAAATAAAATAAGGATATAAGATGCCAAATTTATCAAGAGACAATGAAGCCGAAAAAATACAAGGCTTTGAACCAAGAAATGTAATTACTGGAACCACTGATACTATTAACATAGAATCTTTTATTGCTTTTAGGCTAAGTGGTGACGCAGATATTGTTTATGTTATTAATGGCACAACAATGCCAGCAGCCTCCATACTAAAAGGAGCAATAACTGTTTGTGCGAATATGACATCAATGACTTGTGATACTGCGGTAAATATAGAGGTAATGTAATCATGTTGTTTGGATTTGATATTCAACTAGGAGGAATTGGTTCTGGAGTTGGAACCAGTGAGTCAGATATTTGTATTGTTGTTATGGGTACAGACGGAGATAAAAGAGGTCATATCCCTGGGTCTGGAAGTGAAATATCTCCCAATGCAACATATGCAGGGCTAAATATATATGAAGCAAGTTGGGATATTGTTACTGGTGAATTTATAATTTCCTTTGGTGATTCCGGAAATGATGAACTTGCAAATGTAGTTCAAATAGTAATAGAACATCCAAACAGACCAGATGCAAACTCTACAGTATGGAACTCTACAGACACAGAATATAATTTTACTGATTTGGATTTAGCACAATGGATTGGCTCTGATTTAGAAAAATCTTGTTTTTTAATTGATATACAGCCCATTGTGCTAATGAAATTAATATTTAATAAACCATTAGTAGGGATAGGAACATAATATGAAATATAAATTATTAGATAGAAAAATTAAAAAAGAAGAGTCCTATATTTTTAAAAAACTTAAAAAACTTGATGAAATAGTTGATAAAAATGAGATAAAAAAACTAAAAAAAGAACTCAAAGATATACGTGATAAAAATAAAACTAAAAAAATAAAAGAAAATCCAACACTAGGAGCTAAATAATGTCAACTGATAGCCATAAAGCCGGTGTAAGATATTATGAAAATCAAGCTGAGAATATACCTGATGGTTTACATGATGGTATAGTTCATGCTTGTAACGCTGTAGCTCTAGGTGCTTCACATAACAACAGCTATGTAGACATACTTATAGATGAAAATACAGAAGCTATCCTTTACTATGATAAAGCAAGTGAAGAGTTTAAGGTAATAGTAGAAGCAGTTTATTACACAGAACAAACCACAACACAACATACTTCTGGTACAAGTTCAACGGGTACTGTCACTGAGTCTTCACACGCTACAGGTAGAGAAGGGTGGACGGCTTTCGACAGTGCTGGTTATCCAGATTCAGGAGACTCTACATGGATAACAGATGAAGAAAATACTGGATGGCTTTTATACTCTTTTACTTCCAAAATAAAAATAAATAGCTTTAGATATAAGACAGGAGTAGCTAACTCAGATAGAAGTCTAAAAGATTACACACTTCAAGTATCTGATAACGGTACAGATTTCAATGTTATTAAAACAGTTACAAATGAAGCTGAACCTTCCGTTAATACATGGACTTCATCAGTAGCATTAGATGGCATAGGAAGTTATCTAAAATTAGATATAACAGCAAATCACGGCTCTGCAAAAATTGCAATGGTAGAAATAGAGTATTTATATCAAGAAGTTTTAACAGAGGGGTTTGACGGCACTAACCACAAAATGGAACTATCAGGCTCAGACTATACAAAGCTAACCGAGATACCTACACAAGCAGACCTAGACTATCTAACAGCAAACCCAGAAGCATTAAGAACTATGGTAGTGACGGAGACTGATGATACTAACTTGTCATTTGGTAATGCTGACATACAAGGTAGTCCTATATGGGGAAATGAAGGTAGTAGAGGTGGAGATATTCTTGGAAGTTGTGAAGAAAATTTAGTATTATACAGTGAAGATTATTCTAATGCTTACTATACAGAAGAAGAATTAACCGTAGGCTTA